CAAGGTGGGGCAAAATTTCTTTCATAGTCAACATCAACCATATCGCCTTCCTGCCAGCCTCTGCCGCCACCACCGCGTGGTACCGCGCCAGCTTGGTATGCCTGCATTTGCATTTGTCTTGGTGTAGGGGTGCGTGGGGTACGCCGGTCAGGATCTCCTCTTGGATCTATTGGTCCTGGACGTCTAAAGCCCATCATATTAATTGGCATTAGAATACTCCTTCAAATTTGGTGCCGCGTAAAGCTGCGCCACCGCCTCTGGAATTGCCCTTGCCCATGCCGGGCTGGGGTGGACCGCCATTGGCCTGTTGCTTTGGCTGTGATAGGGGCACTGTGCCCTGGTCCTTGATTTTCATTGACTTGCTTGCCGCGCCTGAACTTTTCGGTATAGCGCCGCGAAATTTACCGGGTCTTGCTCTTGCCATGACGTTTTTTCCTCTTTTTAGGTTTCTTCTTTTTCTTCTTTTTCTTCGCTTTGCCAGCCTTGCTCAAGGCAATGGCAACTGCTTGTTTCTTTCCGTAGCCTTCTTTCCTCAGTCTCCCAATGTTAGCAGAAACCGTTTTCTTCGCACTACCCTTTTTTAGCGGCACTCTTTTTCTTCGCCGTTGTCTTTTTCTTCGCCGCCGTTTTCTCGGTCACGGCCGCCTGCTTTTTCGGCGCCGCTTTTTTCTTCGCTTTGGGTTTTTCTGCCGCTGCTGCTTCCGCTGCCCTGGCAGCCAATAATTGTTCTTTGCGTTTCGGGTCGCCGCGCCAGGCTCGATCGGCGCGTTCCTGCGCCAGCATCGCCTCTTCCTCGATACGCTCTTTTAACCTCTGGTGTTTGTGGGCGGCCTGCATGGCTTTCATTACTGAACTCATGTTGTCTCCTTCCTTAAATCCACAGCCTTGAACCGTTCCTGTTGCTCAATCCGATCCTGGGCCGTTTCGTTTCTCATTTTCGCAATATCCTCGGACGAGTCGATGCGTTCCAGCGTCAAATCCTCATCCTGGTCCATCTTCATTATATCTATTTCCTGGCGTTCTCCAAATTCTTGTTGCTTGCGCTGCAAGTCGCCGGCCTTGATGTCGAGCTCCTGACGCCTGAGCTCGATCAATGGATCTTCCTGTGGCGGCGGTGGCATGAATTGCTGATTGACCTGCTCCATCAACTCGGCAATCGTTGTTGCCACCTGATTTTGCTGCTGCTGCATCATCTGTTGCTGCATCTGCTGCTGCTGTTCCTGCGGTACCTGCATCATTTGCTGCTGCATCTGCTGCATCTGCGGATCCTGTGCCATCTTCTGCTGTACCCTCTCTTCGGCTTGCAGCGAAACATGGTTGTAAATGTGGGCCTGGGTCATTGCCATCGCCTGTGGGTTCTGCTGCATCAAATTGGTGTCGTAAAGGCTGATATGGGCAGTGATGTGCGCATCGTGGTCCTGTCCGGGGAAAGCATTTGCCTCCTTGCCCAAAAGCAGGTCCGCATTCTCCTTGCCCGGGTCAACCGGCTGCGGTTGCGGTGGCGGTGGCAGCAATGCATCGATATTCTGCACATTAAGTGCCTGGTACATACGCCGATACGCCTCATAAATGCCCGTCTGGCCGTGGATTTCCGGGTTTGCCTGCGCCATTTGCAGCATTTGCTGCGCCATCATTATGCGTTGGCTCATCGAGAAAATATTCGGGTCCGATACCGGGAGAATGTCCACTCGGTCGTCGAAATCGGCCTGTTTGATCATCTGGTCGCCGTTGTTGGTCATATACGGGTATTCCGGCGGCAAAAACTGGGCAAAAATGCGTGCCAACAGGTTAAATTCCACCTTTTGTGCGTAATGCAGGCGCTTGTGGATCGCCGACATCACCTTGGTGCCGCGTTCGAGCAGCGCAATGGTGGTGCCTACCGGCATTTCCTGATTGGAATCGCCAACCTGGATGTCGGCAATGGAAGCAAACCGCTGACCGGCGTCGACCATGATTCCCATCAGGGCCAACAGGGTCTGTGACGGCTCCTTGAACGGCAAAGCAACGAAGGCTTCGCGCAAACTGCCGCTGGGAGCGTCCATATCGCGGAATTCTCCGGGTTGTAGGGGCTGATCGGCGTCACGAATACGGATACCGCGTGCTTTAAACCCGGCAGGCAAGTTGGCCAAAGTGCCCGCATCGATCAGCTGGCGTAAAATGGAGGTTGATGCCCTTGACAAACCCCCAATCATGTGGGTCAGGCCAAAACCGTAGAAGCCAAGGCCCGGTAAAAACTTGTAATGGACGAAATACTGGATCTTTTTCCGCAACGGGTCGCCCTCGTTCCAGTTCCTGCGTATCGAAAGCACTGCATTGTTGCTTTTTGACAGGGTAACGATATAAGGCAGCTTGATCCCGGTAAGCTCGTCCATCTCATCTACATCCTCAAAGCCCTCCAGGTCCAAATCAAGATGTATTTCGTAGAGTTCGCACTCGCTGTCCATGCGCGAAGAGGGCTCAACCCCCTGCAATTTGTCGATTTCCTCCTGAATGTCCATCTGGTCGTACTGAATCCCCATGGGCTTGAGCGGCACGTCACGGTAGAAGCCGATGTTCTGGAGTTTAACCACATCGTTCAACGGCATGGTCACAATATTGGTGATCCGGACAGCCGCTTGCAGACTACTGGTGTCGTAAGGAACGACCAGGTTCTCTGAGGGAATAAACCGGGATACCGCCCGCCCCAGGGTTTGGTCGTAATACACTTTCCTGAATGCCGATCCCGACAAAGGCAGATAAAATAAAAGCATGTCGGTTTCGGGATCGTATTCTTCCATGACGTGCATCAATTGGTAATTCATGTACTCCTTGACCCGGGCCGCCTGGGCCTCTGAATCGGGAGTGATGGCGCCAACAATCTGAGTTTTCACCGGCCCTTGGGACGGCAAAATCTCAGCATAGGCCTGAGCCTGAAACTGAGTGACGGATTCGGCCAACAAGGGGTGGGTTATGCCGGACGCGCCCTCAAACGGCTGGCTGCGTTCTTCGTAGCGCATACCGAGAAATTCCAAACCGTCCTTGTATTGATTCTCCCATTCGGAACGGGAACTAAGGTCGGCTTCGACATCGGCAACGCATTGGTTAAAAATAACTTGCAGCTCGGAATCTTCAAGCTCATCTGCCAGGTTGGCGCCAAATTCAACTTGCTGGGGCAGCATCTCGCCCTCGCCGACAAGGATGCTGCCGTCTTCCAAGGGCGTAATGGGAACATCTTCACCATTAAACGCTTCCAACGTGGGGTCTTCCAGCTCAATCGTCTTGGAATCATCCACCACATCAAGAGGCAAGTCCTGACCGGGATAGATTCTTTTTTCGACGTCCGCCATACTACGCCCTTGTACTAATTCATTAGTTTAAACAACAGCCCACCGATCCAATTGCGCCACTGGACCGTGGGATTAAAAACCGCTTTCATCATTCTAACCATTAAATGTATCTTTCGCCACACTCAGTAATAAACGTGCCGCCTAGGCACGAGCTCCTCATCTTCCTCATCCGAGTATAACCGAACGAAGTTGCCTTGGCGAAAACGCATCACCGCCTGGGTCATGGAATCCACATAATCATCATTCTCCCCATAGGGAAAAGCCGCACATTCCTCAATCACATCCTCGGCAAACCTTTTCTTCGGCGCCCAAACCATACCCGCCTCGAACACGGGACTCACCGCATGCACCCGGGTTATCTTGTCGTTGCCTCTTGACGGCCGGTAGTTGACCACCGGGATACCCATATTCCTAAGCTCCTGGGTCAGCGGCATCCCCGAGGCCTGGGACTCCACCAATACCATCTCCGGCTCCCAATACTGGTACTCCTCGCTGGCCATCGCTTTCAGCACCGGGAAATCCCAGCGCCCGCGCTTGGCATCAAGGAGGATAATCGCATCGCTGCTGTCCTCGTTCGGGCGAAAGATGCCCCAGGTGGTAATCGCCGAGTAATCGGCTGTCTCGCTGCGAGAAAAAGCGGTATCGTAACTCTGGATAATATATTCCACCGGCGGAATCTTCTCGCCCTCCCACATCTGCCACCAGTTGCGCTTGATGATTGCGCCTTCTTCGGAGGTCGGATTCTGCATGTATTGCGCATTCCACTTCGCCGCCGGCAGCGATGCCTTGACACTCTCCAGTTCCTTCAAACTCCAGTATCCGGGCCACAATGCATTCCCCGTTTCCTCGAAAATGGCCGGCAGTTCCACTACCTCCCACTGGTCGGCATGCACTTCCGTC